TATTATACCCTATTTTAGGCATAATGGCAACCCCTAAAGGCATGTTTTTTACCAATCTTTCATTGCTGTAGTAGGATATTTCTTTTTAATGTTCTTCATACGACTTTTAAAGTCATCATCAGACTTGGCATATATGTCTTTAGTGGATGATTTATTTAAGTTTGGAGTACCCATTACAATAGAACAATTGTTCTCTTTTTTGTAATCGTCTACTTCAGACATCTTCATAAACTCTTCATGCTCTTTACCTGTCTTATTATTCTTAAAGATATAGGTGGGCATTAAAGAATCCGATTGCCCCACACGCCTTTAATTAACTTCTCCGTTAAACCTTTTATTTTTAATCTTTTATAAACAGCTTGTTCCAAATACATTGCATCTGCAGGGTGTATCTGTTCAAGCATTGCTTTGAATGATGCATCAGCTCTCTTCCTATCAACTTCAGGTTTAGCTAATGGCACTAAAAATTTAGTAACATCTTTAAGATTAACTTTCTGTACATCCTGAGGTTCCCAATTTACATTCTTACTAACATAAATCTTTAAATCATCATCAAAGTTAACTTTTAAAACATCTCTTAATGCGAGACAATCATTATCTGCAAGGACTTTTGATTTGTCTTCTCTGGTTGCTGCTTCATGAACCGCATCCAATATTTCATATATCTCCATTAAAACTCTCCTACACTTTCAATTAACATTTTCATTTTATTCTCTACTAAGTATGGTAAAATATTACTTCTCTCTTTGTATTTATACGATTCAAATATCTCTACACTTTCTTCTTTAATACGTTCTGGCATTCTATTTAAATCTATCATCTCCCTATTACGCATATAATTTCTAAATGCTTCTTCAGGCATAGCTTCTTTAAGATTATCTTTCTGTTCCCACCACTCATCTATGAGCTTCTTTCTTAATGGTGTTTGTCTAATTTGTTCAGTGAATGTGTTATCAGGACTTAATACGTTTGGAACATTATCTGATGAGTCCCCTTTCATTATATGGTTAAAGGTATATCTCTCAGGACCTTCATCACACTCTACCATTTTTTGTTGCATAGGTGACCATTGAATAACATTACCCAATGATTGTAATTGAATGAAATCTTTATCTGCTGAAATGATAACAACGGGTTCGCCAGTAATTGGCTCTGCTGCTTTAATTGATAAGGCGCCTATAATATCATCTGCTTCGGCACCATCTATTTTAATTATTGCGTATGGAAAATTTTCTTTAAGGTCTTCAATAGTCTCATTAATAAAATCATATAGATTATTCCAATCATGTGAATCTGTTTCACGTTTGATTCTACGTAATGCTTTGTATTCGGGATATACATCGGTGCGCCAAGAATGAGAATCACAGGCTACTACCATCCTGCCATACTTCTCTTCTGGATACTTAACACGATAACTTCTTAGATTGTTAAGTATAACATGCTTAACTAATCCGTTTGATAGAGTTTCACCTCTGTGTAATTGCCCTAATATAGAGCCAACGGAGACTCCTCCGAAATCAATAATAACCATAATTTATCTTTATTTAATAATATACTATATATTATACATCATTTTGTATCAAATGTCAACCTGTTTTGATTGATAATCTTTAATTGCTGCTTTAATAGAATCTTCTGCTAAAACACTACAATGTATTTTAACTGGAGGCAAACTAAGAGCCTCTACGATAGATGTATTTTTAAGTTCGCTTGCATCATCTAATGACATGCCTTTAAGCAATTCTGTAACCATACTAGAACTAGCAATTGCAGAACCACACCCATATGCTTTAAACTTTGCATCTGTGATAACATCGTCTTCAACTTGTATCTGGAGTTTCATAACATCTCCACATGACGGGGCACCGACCATACCGGTCCCGACATTCTTATCACCAATATCCATCTTACCCACATTGCGTGGATTGTTGTAGTGGTCTAATACTGCGTCACTATATGCCATTTTTTTTCACCGATCCTGTTCCTATTTTAACTGCGATAATTCCATTGTAATTATCTTCTCTTAATAATACATCTTCACTAAATTGTATCTTCGCTTCATAATAGTTAGTGTTACCTCTTGTATCACATAACATTATAATCTCACGTTTAAAGTTCTCCTCTCCATACTTATTTATATCTTCTTGGAGGCGCTTCGAAGAACCCCAATAGTCTTGCCAGTCGGTCTCTACTACTTTAATACGTTTATTCTTTCTACCTATTAAAGGTTTAAGCTTACGCCTGGTCTTGAAATATTTTCTTCCGATATAGTCATGTCCATTAATAAGGTTGGTAATGCGATACACAAAACCATAATAATCGCCGACCATATCAGAAGTGAAAGCTTTTCCATCAAAAATCCAATTCAACTTGTTCCTCGTTATCAAATCCATTAACGTGGTTGTGAGCTCTTTCTAAATTCTCTCCACAGAACGGACAATACTCAACTTGCAAATCTAACCTATGCGCTGTCTCTTCGTAACCATCCATCTGTACCACAACTTTATATTCTTTATTACATCCGTCACAATAACTCATAATTTTAAATTTCCCATTTCTATGTGTGCAATTAAACTATTGTATCCGCCGATGAATCTATCTCCGTTGAATATAACAGGCATCGTTCTCGTACCAGGTGCAACCTCCCATAAATTTTCTACAGTCCAGTCTTTACCTTCTACGTTTCTTTCTTCGTAGTCAACGCCTCTCTCTGTTAAATAATCTTTAGCCCGTTGACAAAAGCTACAGTTATTCTTGCTCCATATAATATATTTCTGTATGGTCATAAACTTAACCCCTTAAATGTGTTTTCTTTGACATCTTGTTTAACACCGCCGACGATGTAAGATGTGATTTCTGTTTCTTGTGGAGCGACTTGTACATTACCACCACCAATCCATTTGTCTGTCCACGGAAGTGGGTTGGCTTGGTGTACATGATAGGGTGCGGTATATCCAGCACTTCGCATTCGTCTTGCTCCTATCCATCGTACATAGTCACTTAATAAATTAGTATTTAATCCAATCATTGAGCCATCTTTAAATAGATAATCAGCCCACTCTTCCTCTTGTTTAATAGCTGACATAAACATTTTTATTACTTGACCCTCTGTTGATTTTCTTATTTTAACAAAATCTTTATCTTCAATAACTAATTTCTTAATGATATTTAAAGAAGCTGCTAAATGTGTATTCTCGTCTCTAGCAATTAACTTAATAATTTTAGCATTGCCTTCCATCTTCTTGAGTTCTGCAAACCCCCATGAGCAGGCAAAGGAAACGTAAAATCTAATTCCCTCTAATATATATACTGAAATTAAACATAACCATAATAATTTTTTATGTTGATAAGACCCATAAGGTCCATCATAGTTCATAAGGTCATCATAGTACTTAGATATATCTTCTCCGCATTCTAATATTTCAGGTATAGTTGTTATCTCATCAAACATCTTACTTGGATCCGGATATACATTTCTAATTAAATGTGTATATGAACGGCTATGGATAGTCTCAAAGAATGACCAGGTTTCAATAAGTACTTCAGTCTCGGGAAGAGAACATATAGGAAGTAGAACTAAATTAGGACTTCTACCTTGTACGGAGTCTAAAAGAATTTGTCTTTTTAAATTAGATGTAAAGATATGAGCTTCATGTGGATGTAGTTTAGAGAAGTCTATCTTATCCTTAGTAACATCAATCTCGTCGGGCGTCCAATAAAACGATAACATCTTCTCATATAGTTTTTGTTGAGATGTATATTTAACTGAATCATATCGAGCGATGTCCACACTCTCATCAAAGAACATTTTCTTATTTAAATTACTCTTTTTATTTTTATTGAAGACGTGTCTCATTGTATTCATCTATTAATTCACCTTTAATTTTCCATTGTTCATGCTTAGGTATGAACTTTATATTCTTATATATGTCACCTTCAACATGCTCCCATTCCGGTTCCTTTGAAAAGTCTACTATGCGAAAATCATCTTCGCTTGTAGTACACATCATAGCACCATAGTTTTTACTCCAACCTTGAACAGTACCATTAACCGAATATATATCAGCAGTGAAGTTCTTTCTTAAACTATTAACTCCTAAAGGTCTATTAACAACACAGTCTTCATATATCTCACCGAAGATATAAACCTTTTCAATATAGGGGTCTAGTTCTTCAGGCCAATGTGCAGCTACCTGATACCTATCCTCCCAAACTTTATTTAATAATTTTGGAGGGGTCGCTCCTATACACGGAGAGTTCTGATACTCCGTATTATCTTTTAATGGCCCATTTAAAATTTTTGTTATCTCTTCATCAAACTCTTCATTATTAGCTCTTGCATTATTATACCATATATAGTCTTCAAGATACTCATAGTTATTCTCATATAGATATGTAGCTAATATTATTGTATCTATTTCAGGATGGTCATCAATAAATTGAATAGCCTTCTTAGTTATTTCTGCAAGCGTATCAAAGTCAGGATTCTCTGTTCTCCCTGGACTATCAGATATTGATTTGTATTCTCCTGATTTAACTTTAGCTAATGAATCAATAAAGTTTTGAGTTGATTGTATAAATTTACTTCTGGATGTATCAATAAAGATGGCGACGTTTTTCATTTAAC